AGAATAAACTTTAGTCGTGCATCAAGATCTTGTGGTGTTAATCTTTGCTTACTCATCCTGTTTTCCTATCAAGTCTTTTGTACAAGTTCCTGTAGCCTCACACAATGGTGGATTACATTCTGCCTTTTCCCAGTTTGCTGGATGCTGGCAAGGATAGCGATAGTGACCGTCATACCCACAGCCACTAAGGCCTAATACAAGTATACACGATAGTAAAATATGACGAATTCTCATATTAGCATTATACCAATATATTATTCTTTATCTTCACGAAGAGGGATGGTAATAAGCCATAGGGCTATTGATATTAATGTGGCTACCCCCACGACCTGCTGGGCGGTACCTGTAAGGGTAAGCCAAGCAATAAAGAAGCCGAGTATAGTGAAGACTTGGGCTATGCTCTCAATAATAGCAGCCTTAAACCATTTAAGTAGCCCCTTAACTACCTTCTTAATCATGTTCATATTATAACCTCCTTAGTGACATAACTGAACTAACAATATTTCCTACCAAAATAACAGGTATGACTACCTCCTGAACCTTTTCTCTTTGATCATCTGTCATATCTTTACCCCATTCTGTTGGGCTTAATAATTTATCCAAATCTATATTTGTTAATACTCCAAGTGGGTCTGATAAAAATGCTTCTGCCTGTACCTCAGTAACAGCATCTGCTAATGTATATGGCATAGGGGCATCTTCATTTTGTGCTGCCTTTTCAGCAAACTCAACTACGGCTGCTGCTACTGCAGGATTTTCTTTTGCTACCTCTGCAATAAGAGCAACTTCTTCTGCTTTAATACCAAGGTCTTTTGCCAACTCTTTCTTAGCCTCTGGATTTAATTCAGTTAAAAAGTTTGATACGGCTGACATTAATTTAGCGTCATTAACACTAATTAGTTTATTTAACTTCTTAAGTTCCTCGTCCGAAATAGGGCTGCTATCCGTGTTATCATTATCTGGTGTTACTACAGGATCTTCGTCAACAGGTTGCTCAGGTTCAGGCTCTTGAGTTGGTTCTGTATCCGTTGGCTGAGGTGAAGGCTCTTCTGAAGGCTCTGGAGTCGGATCAGTCTCTTCGTTCTCCCCATCTGTGGTATCAGGGCTTGGAGAAGGATTGGGATCTCCTGGTTCAGTTTGCTCTTCATCATCAGGGAATCTTGGATCCTCTGGAGTAATTATTTCTGGATCAACCTCAACATCAGGTTCAGGCAAATCTGTCTCATCTGTAGGCTCAGGACTTGGTTCTGGATCAGTTGTAGGTTCTGGCTCTGGATCGTTTGCTTCTTCGCCATTAATAGATGCAATAAGATTATTAAGATTTGATATTTCTGAAGCCAATTGTGCTGCTTCTGCTACCTGCTCTTGCTGCTCTTCAGGCGTTATAGGGGCTTCTGTAGGCGTTGGAGAGGGTTCTGGGATGGGTTCTGGAGCAAGGGTAGGTGTTGGACTACCAGCCTGTACTTGGGTGGCTCCCCAAGCCTCCAAAGAAACAATGTCTCCATTATGAAGCCTTACCCCTGTTCTAAGATTTTGATATTCAGGACCTTGATAACTATAGGACACTGCTAAACCGCCAGTATTAGTAATAGCAACTAATATATTTACTGTACTTGGTTGTGCCCCATAGTTACCGTAAGGGACCATGTTTAGATTTAATTGAAATCCGCCCTCTGAATAATATATATCCAAACCAGATGTGTTACTTACTCCTGGGAACCAGTCCATTGAATATAAGGAGATAGATGGTGTATTAGGATATGCCCAGTATGTAGGATCAGGTTGTCCAAATGTAATTACTGAGTTAGTTGTAGCATAAATGTTTTCATACTGTACCCCGTCAAAAGTCACGGTAGTTGCAATTGGTATTTGATAAGATATGTCATCACCTGAGCAAGTATCCATATGATGCACTGTAGGTTCGGCATCACCTTCATATGCTGCTGCTATGGTTTGTGATTGTATAAAGTTTACACAAGTGGCATTAGCGTTTTCTGGAAGCCATAGGTTAAAACCAAATGCTAATAAAGTTGCTGTTAATATTCTGGTTAATTTATTAATTGTCCTTTCTTCCTCCAGATTTAATAAAACTATTATAACATTTTATTTAAAAAAGAAAAGGGAGCCAGTTTCCTGACTCCCAAATCTTTTGATTTGTTAATTACTTAACAAGTGTAACCTTAGCCTTTGGATTCTTTGCGTTCCACTTCTTGGCAAGATCATTAAATGCCTTCTTCATTGCAGCGATAGCAGCAGCATTTTCTGCCTTTACCTTTGCAAGTTCAGCATCTGAAGCAACCTTTGCAGCAGCAAGAGCATCAGCAATGGCCTTATCAGCAGCAACCTTAGCGGTTACAGCATTGGCCTTTAATGTTGCAATTTCAGCAGCAGCAGTGATAGCAGCAGCGTCTGCAGCAGCCTTAGCAGCAGCAGCATCGCTTGCAGCCTTTGCTACAGCAGCAGCAAGAGCAGCATCTGCAGTTACCTTATCAGCAGCACGAGCAGCCTTTTCTGCAGCGAGTGCAGCATTAGCAGTAGCAAGTGCTCCAGCAAGATCAGACACTGTTACGATTGCAGTCTGTGAAGTTGTTGCCAACTTGATTGTTGGAACAGAGGTTGGTGCAGCAATAGATGCTCCAACAGCAACAGTTCCAGCAGTAGCAGGGAGTGTAATGTCTGATGTGTAACGACCTGTTACAAGAGCATCAGCAGTTACAGTTCCAGCAGTTGCTCCACCAAGAGTGGTAACAGTTACTGTATCAGCAACAGCGTTGCCGAAAATATCTGCTACATCAAGAGTTGCAGTTACCTTGCCAGAAATATTTCCTGAAGCAGGGATTGACATCTTAAGTTCATATGCAGGACCTGCGACACCCTTAAGATAAATTGTTGTGCTTGCACCAGTTACAGAAACTGTAACAGCAGATGCAGCAGTTGTTGTTGTGTATGCATATACAATCGCTGTTGTTGAAGCAGGTGTGACTGTGATTGATGAGGATCCAGCAGATGCATTAACTGTTGAACCAATTGCAGAGACGAGGCGTGTATTAGCACCAACTGCAGTAAATGTTACTGGTGTTCCAGCAACAACTGTAGCGGTGATAATTAGTGCTTCGTTATTTGTAGCAGTTGTGGTATCTGCAACGCTTACTACGTTATCAGAAGGAACCTTAACTGTAAATGGTGAGGCTGCAGTACCTGCGCCAGCAATTTCAGTTGTTACGTCAACAGAAACGGTATTGGCACTTGCAGGTGTCACTACGATAAATGAGCCAAGCATGGCTGCAACCAGTGCAATGGCGATCTTCTTAAATGAATTCATTTTTCTCCTTTTATTATTCATTTGGTTTATATTGTTTTTAGTCTATCCAAATAGTCTTTTATATCTTCTATTTGACTAGGTTTATATTGTATCACGTTCTCAGGAATCGTGTCAACTCTACGGGGCTGACCCCTAAAAGTATGAACATCAACTTCAAGGTTTTGATCCCTTGGAGTATATGATATCGCACCAAAGATAGAACCGCAAACTGCATCTGCTAAGTCCTTAGATTTTTTACGGGGGTGATCAACTTTATCGTTTCTCATAATCTTAAGTTCTGTTAACTCTTCAAACAAAAGTTCTATAGCAGGCATTACTAATCTTTGTTCATAAACAAGCATAGCCATATCTTCATAATGTTTTTTGGCTACTGAGACTGTCTCTGTTCTTATTCCTACCGCCTGCAATTCATTTTGAATATCAAATGATTGCCAACGGTCGAATGTGACTAGTCCTATATTAAATCCAAGTCGGCGTAGATTTTGTATCCATTGCTTTACTTCTGATAGATTAACTGGACCCTCTACCTTCGGTTCCCACCACGCTACAGCATCAACTACTACAATAGGAGATATTTGTTCATAATCTTTAATAACTTGAACATTAACCCATTTCTCAACATGTGCAATGGCTATAGCACATTTATCATGTTTCTGTGCAAGGTCAGCATGTACATAATAAACCTTATCTGGATCTGGCTTAAAGTTTTCTTCAAATCTTCTGAATTGATCCAGTGGATTTCTAACTGTCATACAGGCACGGACTTTATCTGCCTGCTTAAAAAATGCATCTGATGCATATGTTGGGACACAGGCAAAACGCATCATCGCATCCCCAAGATCTGTCATAAAGGCAATTTTAAAATCATCTATCTTGCGAGTAGGGTTTACTTCCCAAGTAGGTCTCTTTAATGCAAATACTCCAGGGTACTTGTAGGATTTAATATGATCTTCATCCCATGATATTTCAAACCAATTATCTTTATCGTCTTCTGGCAATAGTGGATTTACTATAAATTTATGTGATCTTGATACTACTTCTTTATCTGCTACTACTGCTTCGTACCGCTCAGAAATAAAGTCTCCATTATAACGAGGGAATGAAAGAAGAACCACCTTACCAAGATCAGGAAAACGAGAGTCTACAGAGCCACGGAATGCTTTATAAATATTATCAGCAGTCTTTCCTTGTTCATTTCCTGTTGCAACCTCAGAAGCAAAACCAGAAATCTCATCAAGAACTGCAAGCAAAAGGTTTAAACCCTCATGAGATTCTCTTTCTGAGTGACCAGAGTAAACTGTAATTGATTTATCAAACCCTATTGAATCTACCTTTGCTTCATATTTTCCTGCAAACCATGGTGACTTTTCAATCTTGGTTTTAAACCCTTTAAAGAAAACATTCTTTGCTTGTTGTGCGTTAATAGCAACATTTATGAGATCTATTGCATCTCCACTTGGTTTTCCGAAATATCTTGCAGGGTCTTTAAGACATAATAACTTATAGACAATATAAGCACAGGCAACAGTAGAGGTAAAGTCCTTCCCACTGCCCTTCCCAAGTTGAAGAATAATTTCGTTCTTTGTGTATTTCTCATAGTATCTTGCACCATCTTCTTCTCCCATTAATTGCTGTAAATCTTCTTTACGATATATCTGACTCATCGCCTGAACTATGTCATATTGTATATCTGAAAGCCCTGGCTGACCTAAATAATCTGGGGACTCAACAAATGTCTTAGCATCTACTGGAGTTTCTTCAAAGTGATTATCTTGTAAAGCCTCTAAAAATTCATCAAATATCATGGACAATTGTAATCACTTCATCTTTCTTAGCAATATCAGAAAGTCTACGCATAATCTCATCACGAATTTGTGGATATTCTGA